GCCATCCGCGTGATACAGTGATGAGGGAGGAGTGAAGAACTGCCGATCGGGGAACACATGATCTTGGTCAGTGTAGGGAACCCAATTGACAGTGTTCGGCGTGACCAGAGAGACAGCACGTGCGATGCGGTTCTGCTGGAGCTGGAAGTCGGCAGGAGTCACGCCGGCACCACTGTATTTGTGATGCGCAATGCCGGGGGGCAGCTGACCAGCAACACCATAGCCACCAACAGCGGCCAGGGGTGTGGTACAGGTGAACCTCAGGGCAGCGCTCACACAGCGTGCTTTGACGGAACTCGTCCCGATGTCTGTCGCCGTTGCAACACTCGGCACAAGGGCAGGAGTGTTGTACGGGGCATTTGTGAATGAAGATGTGATCGCATTGCTGAAACCAGCAGTGCCACCACCGGACGAGAGATTACTCGTGGCAGTGAGACACACTTGATCATTCACAAACATCGGGGAGAACACGGCGGCAACCACATCGCTGGATGACGTCGAGATGATGAGCTTGGTGTACAACTTCTGCACATACGAGCCCGACGTAGGCATGTGCGGCTTCTTCGCGGCTGGTGCATCGAAAGGATTCACCACACAGCGAATATAGCGCTCCATGTCATCGGGCAGATTGAGCGAAGTCACCTTGAGTCCAGCATGACTCTTGGTAATCAAGTGCATCATCATCTGACGCTTTTTCGCCCCAAAAGTTGACGGGTCGGCCACACGGCGTGACACGATGGACACGCGTGGCTGACCCATCTGAGGGCGCCCAACGATAGCTCGCTTTGCTGGGTTCGTCGCTGACAACGGACGTCCAGACAGAGAACGCAGACTCTCAAGCTGTGCTCTGCGTCGCTTGAGACGCGTGATTTCGGCAGCCTGATCGGCTTGCCGCATAAGCGCTTCCCACTTTCTCTGAGACTTATTCTTACGAGACATACTTATTACTAGATTACGAAAAAATTTAAGGCCCGAACCTGGTGAATTACCCCCCACCAGGTGTGAAAGTCTCAATACACGTCCCTGTCCGCCAACGAGGCGAACGCAGGGTCGTCGATCATGTGTGGCAACGCAGCCACCGCAGAGAGGGCATGGTCAAACTGACGCTCATCATCAGGGCCAAGACCGTAGCGAGTCATGAAAAACTCCCACGTAGCATCGGTAGGTCCGCCAGCAGCGCTAACGGCCTCGATCTGCTTCCTCTCGCGAACCGGCCTGTCCGACGGGGACAGCCGCAGCAGATGCTTAACGTAGACCCTGAGGAAGGGGATGAAAGAGTAGTCGGCGAAGCTAAGAGCATTGCCGCGATTGATCGCGGCAACCATACTTCTCCGAAGACTCTGAACAGTCCACCCAAGGCCTGCCATAACCCGGCCGGGCTTCGGACCCCAAAGGATCCGATCACCCACCGGCCAAAACAGGCCACTCAGGAACGTCACATCCGACAACTCCCAGGACGCATGGATCTCAAGACGGTAGCCCAACCTACGCTCCACCTCAGCCGCCACAGCATCAGCATCTGCTGGAGATGCACGCCGCCCGCGAACAAAGAGGGTATAGGTGAGCCACGCAATATAATCCGTGCAAAGCGTGTTGCCAATGGAAGTGTCCGGATCGCCGGAACGCACGCGGTAGGCATGGCGGAATTGAACACCAAGGGGTGTGTACCCGACTGTGTCAGCTTGGGCCCACTTAACTAGGCCAAAGATGTCGGGGAACTCCCATGGGGTGCCACACACGATCTCATACACGCGCCACTTCAACCAATGGAAGAAGCGATTCATGTGAGCATCATGTTTCACACCGTCACACTCCACAAACAGCGGCCCGCGCCCAGTGATACTACCCGGGATGACAATCAACTGATCATCACCACACAGGGCATACCCTCCCTGGACACATGCACGCTGGAGCCACTCACCGAGTTTAGCGTTAGTGACAGAGCTGGCGTATAAAACCGCCAACCCTTCACGACGCTGACTTTGGGACTTGAGTGACTCAGCCATCCCCATGAACCACGGACCAAAGGTGACATTCCACTCATCAGTGGCACCTTCGATAAGACGTGGCTTTGGGGGCTCGCGCTTGTACAACTTCTCATTAGACTTCAGGATCGCTTTCCGCTTTATGATAGC